AGAGAAACCTTATTGGATTAGCGAGTATAATAATCAGACTTATCTATGGGCTCTCGCTGATGAGTTTACTTATGATTTCTTGGCTGGCTTAGGCTTTAAGTCGTCTAGTAAAGATCCCAAGAAAATGTTTGTCAATCATTCGTCTGCACTAGAAGCAGCTCTAGAAAAGGAGTTGCAGTCATGAGTGAATCTTACGCGTTAAGTCCGAAAAGCTTTGATGACCTTCCTGATATTGTCGAGGCCTGGCGAACTTTAAAATCTAAAAAGATCAAGCAACATCCGCAGAATTGCTTACGAGCATCGTCAATTGGTAACGGATGTGATCGCTACCATTATTACTCGATCAAGAACTGGAGAGATCGTGTGATGCATGGCCCAGAGACTCAGGCGATTTTTGACGAAGGGTTTTTGCATGAAGAAGCGACGATCAAAGACCTTAAAGAAATGGGTTTTGAAATCGTCGAGCAGCAGCGCGCGTGTCAGTTAGATAAACCACTAATTACAGGCCATATTGACGGGATTATGCTCTGGGAGAATCAGAGATTCCCTTTTGATGTGAAGTCAATTGCGGACTATGACTTTCATAAAATCAACAGCGCTGAAGATCTGCTTTATTCTAAAAAAGCACATCAACGCAGCTATCCTGCTCAGTTACAAATCTATCTTTTGCAGCATGAAGAAGAAACGGGCTGTTTCATTCTTAAGAATAAGCAAACCGGCGCAATCAAAGCGATCTGGATGCAGATGGATTATGATTTTATCGAAACGATTCTTAAGCGTGCCGAGCGTGTCTATGCAGCAATAGAAAAAGAGGCAATACCTAATCGTACAGATGATGAATCCTGGTGTCGCTATTGTGCTTTTAAACAGCTGTGCCTGCCGCCGTCTAGTTTCGGTGACGGAGTCAAGCCTATCGATGATCTTGAGTTAGCAGGCTTGCTAGAGCGCAGAGAGCAGCTAGCGCCGCTGTCAAAAGAATTTAATGAAGTTGATAAGACTATCAAAAGTTTTTTTGACAAAGAGGGCGAGTATCTATGCGCAGATTACTTAATCAAGTCGCAAAAAATTAACGTTAAACGAAAGATAGCGACTGAGTGGGATGAGATAGAAACAAGCTACATTAAGAATAAGATTATTAAATTAGAAGGAAAACAAAATGGAAACAACGTTAAATAATGACGATATCTTTTTCAAAGCAGAGCGACTGTTAGAAGAAGAATGGAATTCGGAAAAAAGTCTGAATCTAGAGTTAGATCTGATCGAAAAACAAAAAGTGATTAAGTTTAAGCTTAAAGATTTAGCTGAATATATAGACGCATATCAGAAGATTAAAAACGAAAAAGCTGCTGAGGATTTTAAGTATAAAAATCAGGGGATATAAAAATGGAAAATGCAATGAAACAAGAAAAAGATAATAAAAGTTTTACTGAAGCATTCAGTCTAGTTGTTGATCACGTTGCAAAAGAAATTAAGGACAATCCTTCCAGATTCAACACAAAGACTAAAGAATACTACAAAGTCTTAGAAGCTGGCAAAGCAGTTGTTGATCACTACGCAAAGACTGACTTCATGTCTGATGACTTTGCAAGCAGTCGTATTAGTGAAGAAGTACTATCACGCGCATGGAACGCAATGGAAAATACTAACGAGTATAAAACAGCATCGTTCGCAGTGATGTGGGAGCTTGATCTCAAGGAAGAGATTAAAGAGTACTTTTCTTCTACAAGTATAGGCCCACACTTCTTAGTAGCAAGTTCATCTGAAGTATCAAAAACAGACCTCTTATGGGAGCCTGGGATTCCAATCAGACGTCCAGAATATGCCCCATCTAGATACTCCACTCGTCGCCCTGATTACAAAAAAGTCAAGGACTTGCAGGAGCGCATCTTTAATCTATTGCAGGACCCAAAACGAAGTTACGAAGGCATTGCTGAGACAATCGCGGAAGCTTTATCTGTCACATTTAGAGTGATGAATGAAGAGCTAAAGCCAACTTGGGATCAGCAGAAGTTAGCTCTTGATACTTTGAACGAGAAGTTCAAAAACAAAGAAGAATATTATACTATCATGAACGGAGTTATCTAATGACTTACGGTGTATGGAAGAAATATTCAATAGAAGTAAGCGCTTTAGGTTATATAGTTGAAGTGACTGTAAATACAGACAGAGGAATTAGGCACGCTATCGAGTTGGCACAAGAAGAAGCGTGGACAGAGATTATCTATAGAGCAGGTGGATCCACGGAAACAGTGACACAAGAGTCTAATATATACTTCGCTCCCAGTCAGGAAGCTGTTGAGTCTATTAGAATGAACAGGTGTTACAAGAAAGAAAAGGAGAAGAAAAAATGGAAAAACAAATAACAATAAACGGTGCTGAATACGTACTAAAATCTAGCATTCAGTCATCTGCAGCAGATGCAGCAGCACTACACTCTAACATGTTAGCAGCAGATGAATCTGTGGATGCACTGCCATACTGCGTTATACGCACTCAATCGTCGGGAGTATTTGCTGGATATCTTGAATCTTTTAAGGGGGACTCTGTCACTCTATTATGTGTGCGCCGCATCTGGTACTGGTCAGGCGCAGCGTCATTAAGCCAAATTGCAATGCAAGGCGTTAGTAAACCCGGTGAATGCAAATTCCCAATTGAAGTGGATAAAATCATTCTAACAAAAGTTATTGAAGTCCTCTATACAACACAAAAAGCCCAAGATTCTATAAAGAATGTGCCTGTGTGGAGTGAGTAAGTAAGAGTGATCATGGATATGTATGATAAAAATAAATATGGCTGGAGCTCTGGCTTTGGCAAAGGCTCAGGATCAGGATATGGCGATGGCGATGGCGATGGCGATGGCTCAGGAGATGGCGATGGTACTGGCTTTGGCGATGGCTCTGGAGATGGCTCTGGCTTAGGCTCAGACTGGGGCAATGGCTCAGGCAATAGCTTAGGCAATGGCTCAGGCAAAGGCTCAGGAGCAGGCAAAGGTTCAGGATCCGGCTCTGGATATGGAGACGGCACTGGCTGTGGATATGTAGATGTAGATGTAGATGTAGATGGCTCAGGTTCAGGCACTGGCATAGGCTCAGGCGCAGGATATGGATCAGGCTGGGGCTATAGCGATGGCACAGGAAATGGCAAAGGAGATGGATCAGGAGATGGGGAAGGCCCTGGTTGGGGCTGGCCTTAGAGAGAAGAATGACGAACACGTAAATATTATGAATGAACAAATCACATTAGAAGTTAAAGAATCTGTAAAGGAATATTTTACTTGGAGATCTAAATTCAAATTTCATGAATATATCGGTAAAGATTCTTATGTCGGCACATTAGTTGTGACAAAGAATCCAGGAACTCATGAAATAATAATAAAAAATAAAGATGATCGTGATGAAGATTACTTATTGTTTAAATCTCCATCTCATTATTATAAGTTTTTGAACAAACATATACATATTGATATTAATCAAACAGTGTTAAACATTTTTAACGCTATGCGTGAAGACGAATAAAAGCATGAGCGACGATGCACACACAATAACAATAGAAGTTGAAGCTCTATCACCGCGCGACATTGAATTTATTTATAAACTAAACGAGCAGTATATAGAAACGGGCGAGCCATTAATCGCGGTTAAAATGGTTAATAAAGACCTTGACCCCGTATATGACCCTGATGAGGTAATCGCCTCTCTCTTCGAAGCAAGCAATAAACTGGGCTGGTAATTGTGTTAAAGTGTCTAATTGATAGAGATAGCTATAGAATATTGTAGCTATTTACAATGGAGGATAAACAATGAGACTAGTAGAATATATTTTGCATATATTTTTGAACGGAGAATATTCTCATAAACAATTTTATGATGGGTTTCCCCAAAGAAGCTATTATCAAGAGGGTTTCAATGATGCATTAGAGCTTTTGAAATTAGATGCAACAAAAACATATGCTATCTATGAAGAACAATTAAATGATGAGCAGAAAGAGTTGATTGCGAGGAGTAAATAATGAAAGAAATAATATACACATTAATTTTATTCGTAATTTGTTTGGGTGGCTACGCATTTTATGATTTTAGTAAATGTAAGGTAATTGCATCAAACATGGAAGTTGAATTTAAATATCCAAGCTTTGGGTTGTTTCAAGGTTGTATGATTAAAATAAATAATAAGTGGATTCCTTACGATAAATACAGGGCAGGACATGACGATTAAAGATGTGTTTTTTTGGATGATATTATCAAACGCTGTCTTGGGTTTTTCTGTCGGCTATCTGTGGCGGCAGTTTATAAAAAGTGAAGAAGCTAGACAGAAAGAAACAGAAATTTATTGGAGACAATCTAAGCTGTATGTTGATTGGGCAATCTCGTTGTCAAAGCAACTATATGAGTATCAAACAGGGTACCGTGCTGATGCTGATCAGCTGCATTAAGTTTACATAGCTTAATCTGTATGTATAGAAAATTGAATAATCTTTACATAGCTTCTGCGTTTTGAGGGAAATGCTGAAGACGTAGCGAGAGGGTGCTGGAAGTGGATTTGAACAGAAGAGGTGAACGGGTGATGAACAGACGTTCTTGTTTTAACAAATTAAAATTTGGTGGTCTATGCCTAGATTAATACAAGAGTCGATTAACATGTCTAGGGCTGTAGCTTCGTTAAGCCCAGAGGCTTTGGGGCTGTTCTGCCTTATCATACCACAGCTTAACTCGTATGGTAAGATGGATGGGAATCCCTACACGATAAAAGGGATCGTATGCCGACATATTGATTGGCTTAGTTTGGAAAAAATTAAAGAGTGTTTAATTGAGATAAACGAAAAAACAAATATTAAATGGTGGGAAGATGAAGAGGGTCATGAGTGGATCCATGCTTTAAGTTTTAGAAAACACCAGCCTGGATTAAGAAAATACGGAGAAGACGTTTTGCCCAACTACCCTGGAGTTGAGCTTAATGGACCAGCGCGAGGCCGATATCCCACAGAAAAGCTAAGAAGAGAAATTTACAATAGAGATAACTATACTTGTCAATACTGTCATGAAGATTTGAAAGATAAGCGCAGGGCTATGTGTCTTGATCATGTGATCCCACATAGCACTGGTGGAACAAATTCTAAAAAAAATCTGATAACAGCCTGCAAGCGTTGTAACTCGAAGAAGGGAGATAAAGACCCGTCTAAAGCAAAGATGCCGTGGCCAGAAGGCTTTGGAGAAAAAAGCGGGGAATTTATGTATAAAGATGCACTGTTAACAGGGGGTCAGGGTACCGTTAACGGGGGGTCAGCTACTGTTAACGGTCTGGGACATGAAGTTAAAGAGGAAGTTAAAGAGGAAGTTAAATATAAATACCCCCCTTACCCCCCCAGGGGTGGGGATGGTGTGAAAAATGTTTTGTTAAAAAACTCAGTTGACGGCGAGCAGACCGTAGAGGCCGAAATGGTGACTGGTCGGGCCAAGACCCGCAACACGGGTGGACTAACGAAGCAGCAGCAAGCGAACTTTGAGCGCTTCTGGGGGGCATATCCCAAAAAAATCTCAAAGGGCCAGGCAAGGCAGACCTGGAAAAAACTGAATCCGAACGAGCAGCTCCAAGGGAAGATCCTCGCCACCCTCGAGTATGCCAAGACCTCGGATCAGTGGGCCAAGGAGAACGGCCGATACATCCCCCACGCCTCGACGTGGCTGAACGCTGAGGGCTGGGAGGATGAACACAATTCGTCTGAAAGTTCAATCGATGCGTGGCTGAAAAGCTGCGCTGATAACCACGAGGTGCAATGTGAATCATCATGATTTTGCGAAGGGCATGGAAAATCTATGCGGTTTCTACGATCGTAAACTGCCGAGTCCTGCTGGCATGTCAGCTTGGTTTAATAAAATCAAATGGCTTGAAACAAAGAATTATATGCTAGCGATTGATGCGATCACGACGAGTGAAAAGTTCTTTCCGACGCCTGAGGTGGTGCTGAGGTATGCGGAGAAGGTGAGGGCTCAGGAGGCGCAGAGAGCTAAGGCTAACGAGCGCTGGCAAGCTCAAAATACTTTTAAGCCCGAGAGACAACGCAGTAAAATCGGCCAAGATGTGTGTCGATTCGTTAAGGAGCTTTTTGCAAAGCGATTTGATTCTGAAGAGCAGCGTCTGGAATGGAAATACAAACAGGCTAAAAGCTTGAATGAGAAATATCCGAATGCTGGATTTGATGATTTGGCAAAGGAGGCGACAAGGGAAATGAATCATGTCCTTGATGAGCGTTATCAGGGCGTGGCTTAGATGAATGTTAAATTTATAATTGTAACTGAGGGACACAGCGAGGAATATTGAGAGAGACAGCGATTGTGAGAACTATATTAAGCTATCTAAAATTAAGGCCAGGCAAATACTGGCGGCAGAATACTGGTGCTGTTAGTCTGGCATCCAAGCGTGGTAATCGTTTTGTTAGATTTGGCTTGGTTGGAGCTGCTGACATCACGGGTATCAAAGATGGTAAGCGTATCGAGATAGAAGTGAAGACAGCCAAGGGTAAGCTGTCAGATAATCAAAAAAACTTTAGAAGCATGATCGAAGAACAGGGTGGGGTTTATATAGTGGCTCGCTCTGTTGATGATGTGATTCAAGAAGGATTGTAAATGAAAAAATGTGAGGATTGTAAGTTTTATGAATGTGGTTCGGCGACTTGGAAGGGGCATAAATTATTTGAAAATTGTACACATGAAAGCTCTGGAAGCTATGGCATTTATGAAATGAGAAGTAAAAATCTAGAAGTACATATTGAGCACCAGCATGGTGGAGAAATTATCTTCACTGGAATTGGACCTTGCGGACCCGAAGGCGTGCTGTGGGAAAAACAAGGGACTATAGACGCAGAAAAAGAGCGTTCTTAATGTTTATTAAACAAAACTACAAAATCACAGCAGGATTCCCGTCCGATAAAAAAGGCCGCTGCAGGTGGCGTGCTAGAGTTGTAGATAACTGGGGAAATCTTATGCAAATACATGAAAATTATAAATATTTTAGCAATAGAGAGCTTGCCAAAAAAGACTTCTTATGTTACAAACATGATATTGTTGAGTTGGCTAAGAAGATGGTTTCGTAACTCATCCTGTCGGTGTGGAAAGCTATGGAATATGGAGAGTGGCAGAAATCACCTGAAAGTATTCCATTGGAGACACACGGTCCAACGATGTTAGTATTAAGGTTTATCCTGCGAGTCTTGCTACAGCGATGATCTGAATCCGGATATATGAACATCCCTAGCAGGAGCGTTCTTTCAATAGTTGCTAAATTGAAAGTAATAGGACCTAAGCTGAGCCAGGGTAGCGACTGGCACAGGATGAGTTTTTTTTATTTTTGAGGTTTTAAAATGAGTTCAGATATTATCCAATACGAAAAAATCATTCCGTTTATTAATTTTGATAAAGATTGGGAAGTGAGGCCTTTCGTCCCAGAAGACGGTGAGTTGATTAGATTCCATGTGACTACGAAAGGAATCGGTAACGGTGATTTTGTAGTCGTCTGTACAAAAGTTGACTATGAGGGCAAGGCTTACGAATGGTTAGTCGGGGCATCTTTAAAAGGGGCTACACCAACGGGGATGAAATTTTGTCATCTCAAAGCAATTGAGTCACTTTTGATAAACATTAAAGAAGAATTAGAGTTTCTTAAAAGTAAATTTTCGGAGGAAAGTATTACGTCTTGGGAAGCGATCTATTTATCAATGCGAGACGAAAAAAAGATTAGGCATCGAAGCTGGGCAAGCAACTATAGTATCTTTTATTCAAAGAAGAAAAAAGAGTGGATGGTAACAAATGAATTATTTGTGACACTGCTTGCCATGAATGGTGAAGATAATACTGAAAAGTATTTTGACATACTCGGCAAAGTGGAAGGCTGGGAAGTTCTGGATGCTAGCGATGGCGTTAAAAATGATACTAATAAATGGCAACCAATTGAGACAGCTCCGAAAGATGGGACTCCCATTTTGGGATTCGCTAAATGTGAGGTTTACAACAAGATATCGGCAGTAGGTGTTATGGCCACTGTAGCATGGTTTGAAGATTCTTTTGAAAAAAATGGTGGGTACTGGGATCTTTGTGCCACTGGGACATATGCAGATGATGGCAAATGGTACCCTGAGCTCTGGATGCCATTGCCTCAAGAACCTGATTTGGAATAAAATTACTAGCTAATTAATTTGGATAAGGGTGTCATGAAAGAAATACTAACTGAATGGAAAGAGATAGCTTCGACTCTGATGGTGCCTTACGGCACTGCGAGACGTTGGCATAATGATTATCTTAAAATACCATTCATCAAAAGTGCTAATAGTCAGACGGGCAGGGTTTTGATTACGAAAAGCAGTCTTAAAAAATGGTCAGAAGTTCTTTTTGACTTATATCCAGCACTCAAACGCAACGTAAAACACTAAACGGGCAATTAACGGACAAATAACGGGCAATTAGATTTTTTGACTTCTGTTTAGTGCTTCAATTAATATCAGTATCAATGGCTGATAGTCGCAAAGTAAAGAATAAAGAAAAGATAGAATCTAGCTTAAGAGAGTTCTCTGAAAAGGAATTAAGCAAGGTTGTGCAAGACGCAGCTGAAGAGTACGGCGAGCTTATTCGAGCTAATAAGTTAGCGAAGGCTCAAGCAGCTAAAGCTCTGGCGAAAGATTCGTCTAAGTTAGCTAAGGTCATTATTGACATTGCAACTAATGAGGACGGGAAGGCTTCTGACAGACTGCGTGCTGCAGGCTTAGGCTTGCAGATTCTCGGAGAGGATGAAGAGCTAAAGCTTTCATTGTCTAGCGCATCTGGACTTACGATTAATATTACACAGCAACAAGCTAGCAAGATCGAAGCGATGGCTAGTTTGTGAGTTCTTTGACAACTGAAGGCATATTAAGTGCAGCGCGTAATAGTTTGCTTAGCTATGCGATGCTTTTTGATCCTGCTTATGAAGCTCCAGATCATATTGTGACATTAGCTAAAGCGCTCATGGCGGTAGACAGTGGAGAGATTAAGCGATTGATCATCTCAATGCCCCCAAGGCACGGGAAAAGCAGATTAGTTTCTCAGTTATTCCCGGCTTGGTACAAAGGACGTAATCCAGGCAAGTACTTGATAACGTCAACTTACGGGCAAGAGTTATCAGACGACTTCGGTCGTAAAGTTAGAGATCAATTAAGAGATCCTTTGTTTAAAGCTGTGTTTCCGGGCTGTGTCATGAGATCGAATACAACAGCAGCGAATCGTTTTGAAACAGAGGCAGGTGGCCAATACTTTGCCGTTGGTGTCGGTGGTCCGATCACAGGTCGTGGTGCAGATCTTCTACTAATCGATGATCCGATTAAGAATCGGGAGGATGCCGACAGTAGAGCGATAAGAGATAAAATCAACGATTGGTATGGATCAACAGCTTACACACGATTGATGCCTGGTGGGGCTGTCATACTAGTGATGACTCGGTGGCATGAAGAGGACCTAGTCGGTTATGTTCTAGAGAACAATGCACATGAGAATTGGCATGTGATTAATATGCCGGCTTTGGATAATCAGAATAAGTCGCTATGGCCAGAGCGCTACGGCTACGATGACATGATTCGCATCAAGAACACATTGTCAGAGTACGATTGGCAATGTCTCTACATGCAGGACCCTATTCCGAGAGAAGGCCATCTTATCAAGGCCGAATGGTTAAAGGAAGGGGTGCCAAGTGATGAAGATATTGCGGCTAGATATATGGCGATTGATCCAGCTATTAGTAAAAAGGAAACAGCCGATGAAACGGCAATTAGTGTGTGGGGAGTTGGTTACGGAGAGGTACCAAATTATTATGAATTAGAAACAGTGTATGGGCGTTTTGATTTGCACGAGATCATCCAGCGTATCAGCAATCTACAAAACAAACATAAGTGTATACAGTTTGGGGTTGAATCCGTCGCATTTCAAAAGAGCCTAGCAGATATCTTCCAGAGACAAGGGCAACCTTGTGTCGCTCTACCAGCGGATGGCGATAAGGTTAGAAGGTTAATGAGTGTTCAGCATTTGTTTAGTCAAGGTAGGTGTTACGTGAACACTCCAAAGCTAAGGAAACAATTGTTAAGGTTTAGGGGAGAGGCAACAGGGGAAGACGATTTGTTAGATGCTGCAGTTCATTGCTTGCGCTTGATTAATCAAAGTAGCGGTCATGTACACAAGAAAGAAATTAATCGCTACGCACATCTTAACGACGAGACAAGAGCTTACTGGGAAGGTGTGGAGCGTAAGAAACAAGCCGATAAGGGCAACGCTATTAGACAGGTTTTGGGTTATTAGACATCAACAACAAGTAGGAGAGAAACATGGCATTTACTTACACAGTAACAGACAACCAAATTGAAGGGCACAAAAGAGTTGTCCGAGGCACTTATACTAACACTGGCGGCGACACTGGCGGTGAAGTTATCACAGGCTTTTCTACTGTGCAGCATATGCAGTTGCAGCCTATCGGCGCTGCAGCCATTGCAACGCAGTCAGTTGTTAACGAAACTCTCCCTGTGAGTAATCCCACTGGTTCTATGACGATCGTTACTAGTGCTGATGAGAGCGGGATATGGGAAGCAAAGGGAATTTAATCAAATAAAATAAGGAAAACATAAGATGGCATTTTCAAACACACCGACAAAAATAATCGACATGGGTAACGGTATTATTCGTGAAATTGGGATCTTTGATGGGGATTCTGTCACAACTGGAACAATCACAGCTGCAACAGCTACTGAGTTAGCTGCGCTTAATCTTCCTAGCGACCGAGTGATTACTGAAATTATTGGATGGGGCTTCGCTTCTGACGGAGACACAGCAATTCTCCCTGCGAAAGATGTAGGGTTGAATGAAGTTAAGGCTACGTTCACTAACAGTGACACGGGTGATTATTGGATTGAAGGATTTGGCAAGTAAGCATGTTAGTCGTCCCGGGCAGATGTTCTAAGTGCGGTCGGCAGGTTGTCGGCACGCCGCATATGACGCAAGTGATTGTAGAGTTAGAGAATAATATCCCTAACAACAAGAACATCACTGGCTTTGCATGTTGCAGGACATGCGAGATTAGCCCAGAGGACTTTGACGATTTAAAAGTTGCATTTGATGAGTACCAAGCTGGCTTTGGTTCTAAGACCAAGCTGCTACCAATCAAAGCTATTATTAGGCGGGATAGTCTAGCAGACATCCTAAAACAGGCGCAAGGAGGCCGGTGCTTAGGCTGTCACAAGCAGATAGGGGAGAGGTGGATTGTAACTGGCAATGTTGTATTACATGAAGATTGCAATCTGCCTCCCCCAGCACCACTACAGGCGAGAGCTCAAGGAAAGACAAGGTTGAAATGATGTTCAGGAATAAAAATAAAGACAGGCTTTTTGATTGTATCATGGAACAAGTCAAGCATGTCAACGAGTCAAACAATCAGTCTTTAAGAGTCATACAAGAAAGCTATAATGTTATTATTAAGATGCTCGGTGATGAGATTAAGCAACTAAAGCAAGATAACAATGATCTCCTAGATAGGCTTATGAGCTACACAGACAAAGCTTTGCATACTTACAAGCAAGTTAAGAACTGCGACAATGTTACCAGGGAAGCTGTGGCTAAGCCAGTCAACCCATTCGAGATATTAGACGGAATAAAAGCAGACACTAAAGAAGAAAAAGAAGAGAAAGCGCAAGCTAGGTCTGAGATAGCAGCAATCATGGGCCATGGTTAGGATCATTCGTAATTAAACATTTAACGAGGGACAGGCGGTTTATGTCTGAGTAAGGGATTTGACCCCACAAAACTAGATGACTTGGATTTGTCAACTGAGCAGGGCTTAAAAAGCTTAGCTAACATTGTTGATGATTGCTCGTGCATGTACGAGTCTTACTATACTGCGAAAGCAAAAGAGTGGGATGAAGCACTGCGCTTTTTTATGGGGCAGCAGCATATCCAGTACTCTAACGTTGGCAAGACTTGGGAAAGTATCCCCAAGACTCAAGCTAACAGCTGGATGCCGCGCCCGATTGCAAACTATATTGCCCCGTCTATCATGACGATCGGGTCTTTGTTAACGCGTCAAAAGCCGACTGCTACGATCTCCCCAAACAGCGAAGACGAGAAAGATAAAAACGCAGCCAAGCTTGGCGAATCTATTTTAGACGCAAAGTGGGAAATCGATCATGAAGAGCGTGAATATTCTAAATCAACGACTATAAAGTTAATTACCGGTGGAAGGTTTCGCAAAGATTATTGGGATTCAAGCCTCGGCGAAACAGTATTGATGATGGGTGAAGACGGCAAGCCTTACGAAGGGCGAACTGGCGACACTGCTTTTGAATATATCGATCCGTTTAGGATGATCGTTGATATAGTCGGAAAACAGTTCTTTGTTGAACAGAACGTTAAGCCACTTTCCTGGGTTAAAGAGCGTTATTCAAAAAAGGATAAGGGTTATACTGGCGAAGCTTCTAAAGTCAGCGAAGAAAAAAATCTATCAACAATTTTAAATCTGCAAAATGCTCTTAAAACGGAATCTTTTCGTGATCAGAGCCGCAGCAGTACGCAAGATGATCTGCAGAACTGCACAGTTGTTAAAGAAGCTTATTTTGCACCAACGCAGCGTTACAAAAAAGGGCTGATGGTCATTGTATGCTCTGGTCTTGTCTTGTATGCCGCTGAAAGCCCATATTATACTTCAAAAGTAAAAGACTCTTGGCATCCTTACAATTGGGATTTTTGGCAAGACAATCCTTTTCAATTTCATGGCAAAAGCTACGTTAAAGATCTTATCCCGCTCCAACGTAGGATCAACGGCACGCTTGCTTTAATAGAGCTTTCTTTGCGCACGATGGCAATGCCGCAATGGTTGATACCGAACGGGTCTCTCAACCCAGAAGGGTATATCAGCGGAGAGCCAGGGCTTAATTTATTCTTTAATCCAGTTGGGTCCAGTGGGGTAGCACCACAGAAAATCCCCGGCATGGGCGTTGATCCGCAGATGTGGAAATGGCTAGAAGACGGTGTGACTACATTCTACATGGCAGCGGGCACTAATGAAATAATGAATGGGATACGGCCTACGGGAGTCAACACCCTAGGCGGGATGGACTTATTACTTGAACAAAGTAATTCTAAGTTTTCAGATCAATTTAGTTCTTCAGAAAAGTTCATTGAGCGATGCCAGGGAGCAAAGCTTCGTCTTATTGCTAAATACTACAAAGAAAACAGAGCTAACTTAGTGCAGCGAATGAAGCAGATGAACAAAGACAATCTCGAAGTTGAGATTAATGACTTTGTTGGTTCAGATCTCCGCGACAACCTCACCGTTAGAATCGAAGCGGGGTCTTCAATACCAAAGTCAAAAGTATTCCAGCAAGAGATGTTTAAGCAATTAGCCCAGATGGGTTTGTTCGGTCCACTCGACCCAATGTCTAACCCCATTGGTAACGAAGAGTTTCTGGAGAAGTTTGGGGTTAGTTCAATCACGACTGAGATTAACGCTGATGTTGAGCGTGCGCGCTGGATCAACTCGGTGTTAACTGCAGTCAATCGCGGCGAGATGGCGATACAACAGATTCCCCCCATCATGCCCTTCGACAACCTACAAATACACATGAAAGTGCTGACAGATGAGATGAAACGCCCAGATTTTAAAGACGAGATGGGCGCGTTTAGCATGCGTGCGCAGCAGATAGACCAGATTTTACAGCAGCAAGCTTTAGAGATGCAGAGGCAGATGGCATCTGCTGCTCAGGGCCAAGCAGGCCAAGAGATTCCCCCACAAACGCAGTCCGCATCTCATGTCCCTCAAGACTCGGGATTGCCTGTGGGGGATTTTAATTTGAACAACTCAACCTCGCCAGAGATGGCGTTAAACCTCGGAGTATAACTATGGAATATGACGTTAATGACGCAGTTGAAACTGCAGCTCCCGAATCGTCAGCGGTAGCTCAAGAACAAACAAACGATTATAACGAAGCAAGCCTTGATCCGTCTGCGGAGACGTTAAACGCCGAAAATGCACGAGGCCCAATCCCTGTTGATCGTTTTAATGAAGTGATAAACCAGAGAAATAGAGAACGAGATGAGTCATCTGCAAAAATAAAAGAATTTGAGCAGAAGATCCAATCCTACGAAGCTAAGAAAGATGTCTATTCGGCTTACGAGCGTCTTGATGAAATGATCGGGCAAAACCCTGCAGCACAGCAGGCTTTTCAGAAGTTTTTGCAATCTGAGTTTGCTCAAAACGGTCAGGGTAACCAACCGCCAGATCAGATGGACCCGCGCATGCAGGAAGCACTGCAAGCTGCACAGACTGCTTTGCAAACTAGTCAGAACATCGTTCTGAATCAATATCAGAGCGATTTGACAAGCTTCTTAGAATCAGAAGGCATTGAAAAAGAATTGTTGCCCCTCGTGCAGAATATTGCACAGGAATCTTTGTTAAAATACAACCAGAATCCTTTGGGCGGCTATGACAAAGTGTCTGCTCAGAAAGCTTTGGCGGATGTTAAAAAGTTCATGGATAAGGTCTATCACTCTCGGCAAACTCAATACACAAAACAAAAACAACAAGATCAAACTCCTCCTTCAGCGAGCAAAGACGGGCTACCTCCGTTTAAAAAACCGGACTATTCGACTGAGGAATCCCGCGTAGCGCGATTGATGGAGCGTTTGTAACAAAGGATAAATAAATATGGGTGTCAATAGTACAAACCTAGGCTTACTAAAAGAAGTCTACGACGACAACACGATTCAAACTATTATTAACGAAGAAGCACCGACTTTTGAAGCGTTACAAAAGGGCACAGAAGATTACGGTGAAAGCGGCGTTCTATTGCCCGTGAGATATCGAGGTAATCAGCGCGGGCAAGGGTCACAAAACGAGCTTGAAAATTTCCGCACGCCAGCTCAGCAAAAAATGGACAAATGGGCGATTTCGGCAAAGATGTTTGTGCATCATATTCAGATATCTGACTTGGCTATTCAGATTAGTAAAAAAAATAAGCAGTCTTACGCGAAGGGCTTAACTTTTCAGACTGACAATGGGTTTAAAGACTCTATTAAAGAGCTGAACGCACAACACTACCGAGACGGATCTGGTCGTATTGCGCAAGTGAATGGTGCAGTTGTAAACAACGACACGGTGACTTTTGACAACGGTATTCCTACACATTTTAAAATTGGTACGTTTGTTGATGTTGTCACCGGTGCTGATGTTAAAGAAGCTGATTCTCAAGAAATCATTAACGTTGATATTCCGAACAATCAGATTGTATTAGCTAACAATATTACTTGCTCGGACGATTCTTACATTGTCCGTGAGGATGTTAGAGACAATGTGCCGACTGGGGGTAAAGAACTCAGTGGTTTTGTCCTCGGTACAGATGATGGAACTTTGTCCGCAACTTTCCAAGGTCTTAATCGAACGACTAATAACACGCTCGACGGTATTACGATTGATGCTGGCGGGGCTAACTTATCAGCTGATATCATGCAGCGTGCACTGGTTCGGATGAAAACCTTGGGTGGGTCTAATAGTAAAGAAACCCTCAAGGTGTTCTTGAACCCTGTTCAAATGCGCAAGTATTTTCAAATCACAACAATAATGAAAGAGTACAAAAATGATGCGAGGGTAGACGCAGGTCATAAGCAAGTGCCTACTTGGAATGGATATGGATTAACTGAAGATTCCGATTGTGGTTTTGATTCAGTCTTCATAATCGATACATCAGATTATAAAAAGTACTTTGTAAATAAAGGTCTGCATATCATGAATGAAGACGGCAATGAGATGCGCCAGCTCTCTAATCAAGCCGTTTACGGATTGCAGATTGGGACTTACATGAACCTTGGTATGAAAAACCCAACTTCTCATGCACGTATTCACAACTTAGCTCAACCTACCTGGTAATAAGCTTTAAGAGTGGGGGCCTAGCGTCCTCACTCTTTATTTACTTTTTGAAAAATTATGAAACCAAGCGTTCCAAAGAGTTTTTTAAATCAGTTAAAGCTAGTTGATGATGGCCTGGGTGTTGTCTGGAATGCCCCAATTAAGCGTTATGAAATCTGGTACACTGATAAGCGTAACGGACTAAAGAAAGTCGTATGGACTGCAGAAGATGATGATGGCAAGCCGATGCCGCTAGATAATCGTATCCTTGGGATTATCGCTAACCGCGTTGACTGGGACATGCTGCACTATTATCCAGAACCTGATGAGCAATATAGAATTTACTGTGAGAAGAAAGCGATCAGAAAAAAGCTGTCGCATGCCAAGCGAGAAGACGATCGCCTAGCATGGATTGATAAGAACAAAAAGCGCATTAAAGAAGCCCACGAAAACGCGATGCGTGGGATCTGGTACATACCCGAGCAAAAGCCAGAGCCTAAAATATATATTCACAAATAAGAGGAAATAATGAAAGTAACAAATACATTAAACGAAACTGTCAAAACAATGGTTTGCGGAATCCCTTATACGTTTTTACCGAAAGAAGAAAAACCTATTTATAACATGAATCATTTTAATATGTTTCGTAAAAAAAGCCATCTTGGCTTAGCTACTTTGTTCTATGACAACAACCAGATGTCTAGATATGAGAGCTATGAAGACTACGAATTCGCAATAAAGAAGAAGTCGTTAGAAGATTTGCTAAAAGAAGTCAAAGGGCATCTATTAAACGAAAAGCAAGCCGCTAAAGAAATAAAAGCAGACAAAAACGCGTCAGTTTTTGACTCAGAGAGCGTGAACGTGGAGAAGTTCGAAAACCGCGTCAAAGAAGTCGAGGGTGAGCTGAAAAACTTGGTTAAATCTAAAACTAAAAAAGTAGCATAGTAACAATGTTTCATGAGGGACAAAGTTGACTAGGCATTGAATCTTTTACAAATGCGCACAAGATTGCGCCGTAAGTTAGATGAGACCGAAGAATCATATTGGACGGACGCCGAGCTTACAGATTATATCAATGAATCTTACTATTATTACTGGCAATGGCTGTTAAACGCTAGGGATAACCGCGCGCTTAAAAGCACAACGCTAGATATTGTTGCAGGGACTGCTGAGATAGCAGTCCCTAGCGATTATATATCTGCACGTCTTATTGAGAAAGTAGAAGATAATTCAACTTGCCCGATCCAGTGGTTTGAGCGCTTTGATGAGCCTAATTATACGGGCGGATCTAGCTATTCTAACTACTATCCTAATTTTACAGCGCGATTCGTAGGGACAGACCTTGTTTTAGAGCCCACTCCTAATACTAGTGAAACGGGTGGAATCAAGTTAACTTATTATTTCTATCCTGCTGAGCTTTCAGATGATTCTGACACGCCTGTCGCTGGGTTCTCGCCTATTTATCATGATTTAATCCCATTTAAAGCAGCTGTTATTTCGAAGACAAAAGAAGAGTCTTACGGCGGTGGTGCGCCAGTGGGTAGCTGGGAATACATCTGCCAGCAAAAAGAAAAAGAATTTAAAGCGAGCATTGAGCTGCCGAGTACGCAGCGTGTCTCAGTAAAACCATTTTATGCCTAGGAGATTTTCATGGCGATTCCAGAGGATTTAAATAGTAGAGATAGAGAGTCATTAATTGAGTCAACTGATGTCCAGGGGCAAACCGGTAGAGTTGTTCTTAACCCGGATGGCACATCGATAAGTGGCGGTGGCGGTAGTGTTACTCAATATGATGAAGACACAGCGCACTCCTCAGGAGACACCGGGATGCTCATGCTTACAGTCAGAGAAGATTCTCTCGGAGCATCACTTGCAGATACCGTCGGAGATTATTCAGTTTTAAAAACTGATGGGAACGGTCGTCTCTATGTAAACAATTATGCTGCAGCTGCACATGACACTGCTGCATCCAATGTTTTTACTCAGTCAACAGGATCTGAAGCAAAAGATTTTGATGGGTCAGCACTGCCGAATGCAGTCAACGCTGAGGGAGATTTAGTGCGAAACGCCGCGTCTCTCTCGGGTGTTCAATACGTGATGCCTGTAAGCGAAGATGGATCTAGCGTTGCAGGTACAGCACAAGAATCTAGTTCAATGACTGTTGCCGGTGCATCAGTAACTCCGAAGTTCGCGGTGATTGATGTAGCATCAGCTGGGGACAATACGCTCATCGCAGCAGTGGTAGGTAAAAAGATTCGAGTCCTGTCTTATACGATTATTGCATCTGCAGATGTCACAGTTAGATTCGAAAGTGGTGCAGGTGGCACTGCCCTGACAGGTCAAATGCAAGTGGCAGGTAACGGGGGTGTGCATGTGGCATACTCTTCTGTGGGACATTTTGAGACAGCGACTAATACATTGCTAAATTTAGAGCTCTCTGGCGCGACTTCAGTCGATGGCCACCTAACTTATATTGAAGTGTAATTCATATGCATAAGCAAACTTATAATTCTAATCACATTAGACAAAAAGACGGCTCGATCAAAGCTAGCTTTGCCGCCGGCTGGATCAACTATGTCGAAGCCAACGGACAATGGAAGCCTATTAATACGCATTTCGTAGACGCGGGTGAGCGCTTCGAAGTCAGCCAAGCCCCGTTCATTATGCGCGCTCCAAAGCTCTCGACTGACACAGCTGAGTTTATCTCTAACAATCGTTATGATATTTTTACAGACTCTATCATCATTGAAGATGATTTTAGCATGTTGATTAAAGCGATTGATATTGCTGAAGTGCGCGGTGAGATCGAGATCGGTAATCTAGGCTTTGGTCAGACTAACTATGTTATCTATAGAAACGCTTATCCCAATCTTGATGCTGACTTGATCTATTACGTGCAACACGGTTGTGTGCCTTGCCTGCGCAAGCTAGTGCGTTTTAACTCAAAGCCTGAGTCTGATATCGCGCTTAAGTTTGAGTTAAGCTTTCAAGAAAACACTTGCATCAAAGACCATGGAGAAATTTGGGATAAGAAAAGTACTCTTAGCTCCAAGGGCGCTGTTTCTTTTCGAAGAGAAGAAGGCAACTCTATGCGGGGGATCGGACTCTATGATTTATATCTCTGGGACAAGTGGGATAATCGTCAAAAGATTGATGCAGAGTTAAGTCCGCTAGACAATAATAAAATACTGCTCACTAAACACATCCCGCTAACATATTTCGATAACGTAAGCTTTCCATGCTACACCGACGCTTCTGCATCTTTTAACCCTGACGCTAATCCGGAAACATCTAGCGTAGACGGATACATGACGAGGGAAGTCGATAATCAAAGCTGGACATCAATTAGATCAGGCGCGGGGACAGCAGCGAATGATTCTTCTACGACTCTCTACATGATCATTGAGGCCGGTAAAAATAATGATGAATTCGGTTTAATGAGACGTATCAAGTTAGTCTTCGATACATCATCGATCGGGGCGGGTTATTATATTGATTCAGCTGACTTAAAATATACGCCGAGCATTATTCTTTCTAACGCTTTTAGCTCTAGCATTGCGATTACGTCTGCAACAACTGTTTCAGACACGTCTTTATCAGCATCAGACTATAACATTGCCAGCTTTGGCTCGACTAGGCTTGCATCTGATGTCTTAGTGTCATCGATGACTGCGGGTGTAGAAGTGAGCGCAGCACTGAACGCTGCGGGCATTAGCAATATCGATCTTGAGGGCAAGTCAAGATTTGCTCTTAGACTAGATCATGATGTTGATGATGTGCAGCCGGCTTGGTCATCAAATGCTTCAACTGACTTACGTTTTTATTCGAGTGATAATGGAGCAGACGAACCGCAGCTTGACATTACATATTTTGAAGAAACGAATAATATTAATTTGCCACTTTTAGGAGTGGGGTGATGCTAGCTTTTCAAGAATTAGCATTTCGTAATTTAGGCGGTATTCAGACTAAGAAGGCATTGACTGAATTTAGCCCTCGTGATGCTTTTAGCTGCGTCGGTGGACATTTTAACGACGAAGGTGCTTTTTCGAAAAGACGCGGCGGTGGTAAACGAAACCAGACAGCATTGTCTAGTTACGCAACGAGCATCTTTGATTTTAAATATAACAACGATGTCGACCAGAAGATCTATTATTCATCTGGTACAGCAATCTATGATGACAATGGAGGTTCGCCTTCGTCAGTTAAAACTGGGTTAAGCTCTGGGAATTGGCCCGACTGGCAGAGTTTTGAGAATTTTGCTTTTTTTGCCAATGGTGCAGATGATCTGCTCAAGAGCGATGGCACGACTTTTACGAATGCAGGCATTGATAGGCCTGGTACTAGCCCAACATTAGCAACTAGTAACGGTGCGGGGACTTTAACTCCAACGGATACTTTCTTGATTGCTGTGACTTACGTTAGTGCAGACGGAGTTGAAAGTAATCCTTGCGATAACGGATCTATTACAATCGGCGGCGGACATAATCAGATTGATTTAACAAATGTTCCAGTCTCTACAGACACACAGGTAACCAAGCGTTACATCTATGTCACCAATGCTAATAATACAGTCTTGTTCTATCACGGCGAGATTAACGACAACGTCACGACGACTTACACAATATTAGATGTTAATTCTCTGGGAGCATTATTAGAATACACTCATGACGTTGCGCCAGAAGGGCTGAAAGGGATCGAGTTATTTAAAAATCGCTTGTTCGGGTTTAAAGATAATAAGATTTATTTTTCCAAACTATTTGCTCCGTACTACTGGCCGCAGGGTGAGCTGGATACTGAAACAGTTTTTAGTTCAGAGGTAGCAGACGGATCACCAATCACAGGCATGAAGTCTTTCTTTGATGTTTTATTAGTTTTTAAAAGGTATGATATTTATGTTCTATCGGGTAATAATGAACTTGATTTCACGATTAGTCGTCTGCGTTCCGATGAGCGAGTTGGCGCGGTTAATGATCGTAGTATTATTGTCATAGACAACTATTGTTATTTTCTTTCAGAGAACTCTGTTTTTCGCACGGACGGCATCACTGTGCAAAACATGGGCGAGCCTATCAGTGATTTCTTTGACGAGAATAGCAGCTCGACGACTTACAAAGTCTACAAAGATTATATTGATGATGCTTGCGCAGTCTATGATGAAGATAATAATCTTTATCTACTATTTATCCACACAGGCACCGATCCAGTTACAGAAAATAACATGTGTTTTGCGCTTGATGTTCGCTCTGTTGCAGCAGCTCAAAAAGGCATCACGGCAGACTGGTCACTGTGGCCAGGCTTTAGCACGCAATGCGCGTCTATTGTGACAATTGATGGTGCTCAGCAATGGTGGCGCGGTGACGAGAACGGCTATATTTTTAGACAGAATACTCTCGACGGCGACGGCTCTAATATTACATCAACAGCAACGTCTGGCGGGGCTTCGACTTTAATCGATACAGCACAGCTATGGACTGTGGATGCTTATGCAGGTCTTAGAGTTAATATCCTCAGCGGCACAGGCGAGGGCCAAGAGCGGGACATAGCATCTAATACTGCTGACACGTTAACAGTTACGACGCTTTGGGATACAGAGCCCGATGACACGTCGGTCTACACTGTCGGCGGGATCCCTTGGCATTACACACACAGCTGGAACGACTACGGAACGCGCAGTCGCTGGAAGCGTTTGCGCTTTATTAGACCTTATGTTGAAACCAGCGGCAACTATGATATTGCTCTAACTGCGGGCTTTGATTTCTCTTACACGGCATCAACAACACTATCACTCAGTCTTAATGGAATCGCATTCTGGGATTCGGCAATGTGGGATGTTGACGTGTGGGACGGTAAAGCTGTGCTGACAGATAAGCTGCCGATCTCGGGTAGTAAAATTCATATTTGGAATAATATCAAAGTTGAGAACAACGCAGCAGGGCAGCCTTGTCGCTACTCTGGCGTTGATAAGCTTTATCAGATGAAGGGGTACCGATGATTAGAAGTTTATTTTCATTAGCGAGGCGTACGCTTCGTGATCCGATCACAGCGTTTCAGGTCGATACAGAAATTAAAGATATTAAACAAGCGTTGAGCTTATTCGAAGTCTACCGCGGCAAAGGCAGCCCAGAGGGTGAAGTTAAAGGCTCCATCGGAGCGCTTTATATTAATCTTGACGGCGGCGCATCGACAACGCTCTACATCAAAGAATCAGACGATAAGAAGACCACAGGATGGGTCGAAAAATAAGGAGGCAAAATGGCAGATCATAGCATGAGCGTAACATATACGTTTTCGCCGAATACGATTATCGCATCGGCGCAGATGAACACTAATCTGCAAACAGACATTAGAGACACCTACAACGGCAGTCTTAACGTTGCCACGGGCCATGCCCACGATGGCACGCCTGGCAACGGGCCGAAGTTGACAGGAGGTAGCCTAGATCTAACAGCGGATTACCCGTGGACGGGCGTGCATAGCTGGGAAGCGGGCGAAGCACAGATAGGCGGAGCGGGTGCAGGCAAGGCGGCGTTAGAATATGCTAATAGTGCAAATGATAGAACGCTGACGATCCCAGACCCGGGTGCTAATGCGGACTTTGTGATGACCGGGGGAGCGCAGACTATTAGCGGGACGAAGACGTTTAATAATGCTTCTGTAGCGATAGATCTAGGGACAACTGGCAACCGTATCGATCTGGATGCTGATAACGACACGTCGATTAGGTGTTTATCTGATGATGTCATTGCTTTTGAAGCCGGCGGCTCTGACCGGATTAGGATTAACACTTCAGGGATTGATCTGGTGAGCAATGGCAACCGTATCGATCTGGATGCTGATAACGACACGTCGATTAGGTGTTCATCGGATGACACGATCAAGATCGAAGTCGGCGGTTCGGATAAGATCACGATTAACTCGGACGGCGAGATGCTGCTGCCTGATGTGGATCCTCCGACATTCGGTGGGTATATTAATAGGAATAGTGGTGTGAATGTCCATGGGCAACTTTCTTCAACAGGTGTTGTTCAACCCAATTCATATAATATTGATGCTGTGGCATCAGGTAAAGTTGGAGTTGGGAAATATCATGTAATTTTTGATACAAATTTAAGTAGTTCAAATTTTACTTGTGTAGTCAGTACAGATGTTGGCGCGGCATTAAATGATCAAGTTGCAGCAACAGGGTTAGTTAATACTAATGTAACGGAAGTTTACACAGCTGACAATGGGATTAAAACTGATATGTATTTTAACGTGGTTATATTCGGTAGAGGATAGAATATGAATAAAAATCTATTTTTATTAGAAGGACAGCATTTTTTTTATAAAAGAACTGATGGTTCTTATATTCTGACTGGAGCTTATTTTATAGATCCTGAGTATACTGTTCCTGCGATTCCTAAAAAATGGGACTTTATTGAAAAGGTTCAAGTATCTGCAGAACAAATGGAAGATGTGTATCTTGAACAATGCTCAATCAAGGATGGCCAGTTATTTCAAGACTTATCATGGGATATTGAGATTATGCCCGAATCATGCATTAAAAAACGTCACCAATTCAGCCTAAACAAACAGCTAGACCAAGAGCTAGAATCCGATGCCCCCGATCCGATCAAAATAGCTAAGCTCCAACGAGCCAAGGAAAAAATAAAAGACTGGACTGATCTAGATACTTACCAGCAAGCCCTTAAAAACCTCGATGAAAGATTGCAAAAAGGTGAAGATGATAAGCCAGTGATTCGGCAGAAGTTAAAAGATAAGATTGCGGAGTTGAGTGAAGTATCATAGAAATTAATGATGGAACAAACAGCTCCAATCCACCCCGGCGAGATTTTAAAAAAAGAGTTCTTAGAGCCCTTGGGGATGAGTCAATTAGCACTTGCTAAAAGCATTAATGTCTCAGCGCGTAGAATTAATGAGACTGTGCTCAAGAAGCGCGGGATTACTGCAGACACAGCTTTGAAACTAGCGCGCTATTTTAGAGTGACGCCAGAGTTTTGGATGAATCTGCAAGTGCATTTTGATCTAGAGACTCAGAAAGATAAGTTGGCTGGGGCATTAAAAAAAATTAAGCAGATTAGCTTGAAAAATTGAGTAGGCTAAGAGCCCAGCATGGGAGTGCCATGCACCCAAAGCTCATGCTCGCTAATATCAATTTCATTATTCCAGCTAACAGCATAGCCCCCAGTTTCGACGTGTACATTTTTGAATAAAGCTGGATCCTTGAGAGGAAAAAACATTTCTTTGTCTAGTAGTGGGGTGATGTCATATTTCTTGCTCTCGTGATTCTCAAACTCGATTGCTAAAGTGTGCTTGTCTAAGGCTTTAACCGAAATGATTTTAGGATAATTCATAAAATTACCTCAACGGTGGAAGTTTACGGAACTCTTGTTGATCCCACATATCCATTAGCTCTTTTTGATACATCGAGGCCCATTCCAGTACGAGCTTTTTAGCCCTGGTCGGTAAATCCCCTTCGATCATCTCAAGAGTTTGGATATTAAACAAGGCATTATCCTCACCGTAGACCGCATGGAAATGAGGCGGAGCATGGTCTCCAAAAAAGAGCTTAATGATGATCCCGTAAAATCGGGCTATTTCTGGCATAGCTTTACCTCCACAATTAGCTAATATGCTAGATATGACACCTCCCCCAAGGCCATGTATAATTTGTATATAAAAATAAACAAAGAGTCAATATCTCAAACATGTAACTATTTGATTTGTTAAAAGAATAATTAATGAAAAACAGCTAATTTTCATTGAATAAATCTAGATTTATGCTAGGTAAAATGAACGTGTTTTATTAAAATAGGGAGTATATTATGAAAAAAGTTTTAGCTAGTTTATTGATTGTTTTTGGTCTTGCGGCTTGTAATGAAGCCGATGTTAATGACGGTTCTGATCGCTATGTTGCGCCTCAAAAGTTGTTAGAGCAGCTTATTGATGAAGGCGTGACTATCGAACTCGACAACGCTTACTTTGCGAAAGAATGGGATGTTAGCGTAATCTCATTGGACTCTGAGACTGCAGAAGATGACTACCAGATCACAATGAACGCTGATGGCAAGTTCGATGATCTAGTGACGCCGTTTTTTGCTTTTGAAGCGAAAGAATTTGATCATGATGAAGTAAAGCAAGAGTTCGATTCTTTTTTTACTTTAGCGCCTGATGGTGAAACGGCTTATTATGCGGTCGATGGTGGGGTGAACGATGTCTTTGATATCTATCTCGGTTATGAACTTGTTGATACTGGCTTTGATGTTTATCTAAAAATAATTAAAAGTTGGAATTTTTATAGGCTCTGCATGGCTAATGAAGTTGATACAAATGATTGTGAAGAACATTATCAAGAAGATCCTTCGCTTTACGCTCCCGTGGAAGAAGACTTCACACACAGTGTTAAAATCGCCGGCGCTAACGAGCAAGGCTGGGCGGTTGAGATTGACAAGAAGTACTATTTATTAACTCCAGCTAATTAGATTAACGATGCCATATTACAACAAAACATTATTGATGGGGCACCTTGGGAGAGATCCTAAGGTGTCTCACACTTCTTCAGGCAAGACAAAAGTCACCATGACGCTTGCGACTAGTAGCTATTACGGTGAGGGCGAGAAAAGAACAGACTGGCATAATGTCGAATGCTGGGCTAAACTAGCTGAGAACTGTGCACAGTATCTGAGCAAAGGCTCAGCGGTCTTAGTTGAGGGTGAGTTAAGGCATGATGTGTGGAAGAATGACGCGGAGGAATACCAGCATCGTTATTACATCAATGCTAAGAATATTAAGTTTTTAGACAAAGTAACTAAGAACGAAGACAAATCAGATGATCATGTTGCTAAGTATTACGATACTCAGCCAGCACAGGCATCAGAGGCTTCAGTTCCGTTTTAATAAATTTTCGTTGAGGGACGAAGGTTAGGCATGCTTGGATTTATCTAATGCATCTGTATCGTTAAGAGTCTTTAATCAGGGTGATGGACATCTTATCTCTAACTGGATCGTTGATCCAGACTACGCGTATTATTTCCGTAACAACATGGCGATTCCTACACTAGACGAGTGTATGAACTATCCCGCTTGGTCGCAGAACATCATCATGATGTTAGAGGCTAACGATGGTCAACAGTCGTATACGATCGGCATGGTCTCGGCGTATCATTGCAATTATCGCAATATGGTCGTCAAAGCGGGGATTCTGATTGATAAACAAGTCAGGAATCAACAGACTTCTAGTCGCTGCATGGAGATGTGGGTCGAGTATTTATTTAACCATTGTAACTTTAGAAAAGTCGTCTGCGAGATTATCGAAGATCGTCTAGCACAGCCTTTGTTAGACCGCGGCTTTGTAGAAGAAGGTCGCTACAGGCAAGAAGTCTGCGTAGATCGTAATTATACCGACGAAATACGTCTCGCTTGTCTAAGCAAAGACTTCCATCTGAAACTAGCACCAAAGAAAAAAACCACAGTAAAATTAGTAAAAGTAGACGGAGGCCAATCATGAGTTCAGGACCAAGCGAAGGAGGTTTTTGGGATACAATCAACAAAGGAAAGCAATCAATGCCGATGCAGGGCGGGCCAGCATTTCGCATGCCGAATAACGCTAGCGTTGTGCAAGATCCCTACGCGTCGTCTTATAACCCGCAGCAAGCTCCGCAATCGGGGGCAAGTTTCGGAGGAGGGTTTGGAATGCCGCAAGGGCAGGGAAGTGCAGCGCCAGCGATCAAACCGCTTGTTGATGTGTTGCGAAGAAGTACACAACAAGGTTCTGGCGATAAATGAAGAGGTGAATGATGTCAATGGGTGGCAGCAAAGGCGGCGGAGGCCCTCAGGCTCTCTATAAACCACAAAACACGGGCAGACTAGAGGACCAACTCTATAAAACTGCCCAAGGCGCAACTCCCAACTATGGGATGATGCAAGACTACTCTAATATGCAGAAGCATGTCACCGCTGGCAAGTTGCTTAGCGGGCAGAACATCCCTCAGTATAACGCGGGTAGTAATTTTAAATTTAACACGCCTAATCTTAGTTATGCGCCAAAGTCCGCTTACGGCAATGCGCTTAACAGTACGCTAGACGGTATGAAGCAAGACATGTCTCAAGGGATGTCACAGCTTAACAAGAGTTTTGCATCCAGAGGCTTTGGGAAGAGCGGGCTTAACTACGGTGCACAGACCACTGCAGCTAGAAACGCTGCGCAGAATATGGCTGGGGTCAGATCGCAATATGGCCTGCAGCAAGCTAAAGACCAACTAGATGTTGATAAAATGCAGGGGCAGATGGACTTGCAGCGCCAAGGCATGCAGGCAGGGGAGAATATGGGCCGCACTCAGCAAAGTCTCGCCGCTAATCAAGCATTCAACCAGATCCAGCAAAACCAAATCGGCACCATGGGCACGCTGCATAGCCAGATCGATCAGGCGGGTATGCGACCCTATCAGATGATTGATAATCTCTACAAAACTAACCTCGGGGCACCGATGATGTCCAGCGGGCAGTCAGGAAAAGGTGACCCGTTTAGTTCGTTATTCGGTATGGGGGCGTCTATTGCGAGCGCTGCATGTCTGCCCAGAGGCACAGAGATTGAGCTAGAAGATGGCGGTAGCAAGCCGGTTGAGACCATTATTGTCGGGGACATTGTCCGTGGCGGTCGAGTTATTGCAACACATAGCAGAAGGCGTGCACCTGGACATAAGTTCTATAAGCATGTTTTTGAAAACGGCAAACAAGTCATCATGAGTTTCGGGCATCCGTTCTTTGAAAAGCTAGAAACTGCAACAGCAGTCGAACATGACTCGCCTAATACCTACGATATCTTAACTGACAAAGGCTATTATTACGTCAATGGATCGAGACTAGGATCGACGATTGAGAGAGATTTTTATGCTTAATTTTAAAGATGATAAGATCAAACAAGGCTTTAGCTCAATCGCGGAAGCTCTTCGCCAAGCGGCAGGAAATGCGCCCTTTGAACAAATGATTACCAGTGCCATGCGCAGCCCCGATGAGAATGCAGCGGTGGGAGGCGTGCCCAATAGCTTCCATACCAGCGGCAATGCCATTGATCTGCGAACGATGGGTAAGAGCCCCGAAGAAATTGACCAGATGAAGTCTTATTATCAAGAACAAGGCTTCCAGCCGATCCTTGAAAAAGATCATCTGCACGTCGAGCCATTCGGTAGCCCAAAAGAACTAGCCATGCAGCCCCCACAAACCCCTAACCTAGGCATGGGCGCGAATAATCTGGGGAGTCAAGGCGCACAGCCCTACGGCCAAGACCCTGTGGGCAATGATCCTGAGGCGATGAAGTTCCAGTTTGGCTTAGATCATGATTCATTAAAAAAACAAAAAAACGCGCACATGTTCTCTGCAATCATGAACGGCTTAGCAGGTGTCGTCGGATCGCTTAACCCCAACAACGGCCGAGAACTGCAAAAAGTCTACATGGGACAGGGCAATAAGATCGCTGATGATTATGCTAACAGACAAAAGTCCGCCATTGCCGAGTTCATGAAGCTGCAGAAAGGGGGGGATCTGATGACTAATAATGTCAAAGAATATAAGTACGCACAGCAAGACCCTAATTTTACTAATTTCTTAAAAGAAAAAGCGTCTTTAAATCCGCTGGAAATGATGCGTGCAGACATGGCGCAACAAAAGTTTTTAATGGATCAGGAAAAATATAGCCGAGACAAGGCAAGAGATGAAAGAGGCCAAAGACTTCCTGCAACACAAGCTGTGCTCTTAGCAGACGGGAACAATATCCCGGCGGTTCTAGACAAGCTAGAGACAACACTACAGTCTAATCAGAACATTGGTGGCCCCATCGCTGGAAGAATTTCATCGTTAAATCCTTATGATACAGAGACGCAAAATGTACAGTCTGAAGTTAACGCAGCTAAGCAGTTTGTCGCTAAGTTTTTGGAGGGTGGGGTATTGCGCAAAGAAGATGAAGAAAAATACGACAGAATACTTCCAACGATGACAGACACGCCTGAGGTTAGGATGGCTAAACTTAATAACCTAAGGCGCTTAACACGGGATAAACAGAATGAGTATATTAATTCATTCAACAAGTCTGGCTATGATGTCAGCGAGTACATGAATCAAACAGAAGCTTCCGCGATTCAAAAAGCAATGTCGGGCGGGCAAAATCAGCAGATGAGCGCTGAAGATCAAGAAGCCATAGCATGGGCCAAGCAAAACCCGAATGATCCTAGAGCAGCGCAGATTATGCAATCGCTGGGGGCTCAATAATGGCTTTTAACCCAGACGCTTATTTAGCTAATAAAGCTCAGAGAGTAGCGCCAAGCCAGTTTAATCCCGATGCTTATCTAGCTAATCGTGGCAATCAAGCAAGCCCCGAACAACTAGCAGCATTAGGCCAGCGTGGCATGGTTGACCCCGCGTCTAATGACTGGGCTGGCGGTGATAATGGCCAAGAGCGTGGAGAGTGGGAGCGGCTTTATGGCCTGAAAGATGACGCACTAGCAGCAGCCAGAGGCTTTGCGAGTGGTTCCACCGCAGGATTAACCGAGCCGCTGACTGTCGGATTAAGCACGCTTGCAGCCAAGCCCTTTGATTGGGAAACGCCGATTTCTGAAATCTACCATGCAATGTCAGAAATTAATCGTGACGAAGCAGAAAAGTCACAACAGAACTCTCCGATTGCTTCGGCGCTTGGAAAAGTCGGGGGATATGTCAACCCCTTCGGTGTCACAGCAAAAGCTATAAAAACAATTGGTCCAGCGACTAATATTGCTGGATTAGTTGAGGCAGGGGCGCCAGGACTAGGGGCAGCTGCAACGCCAGCCTTGGGGAAGGTCCTAAGCCCGATTCTGCGAGGTGGACTAACTAACGTAGCTGTTGAAGGGCTAGAGGATACTAGCAGAGCATTGTTAGGTGAAGACACTGATATTAATCCGTTAAAAGATTTTGCTGTCGGTGGGACATTCGATTTAGCAAGTTCTGTGGCTGCCCCGGTTGCCAACAAATTAGGCAATAAAGCAGATGATTATTTCATGGATAAAGGCGCGACTGTTTTAAATAAAGCGCTAAAGCCAAGCCCAAAAGAATTAGCAGCTGGCAAAAATCTAGGACGAGATATTTTAGAACGAACGACAAGGCCGAGGACGTTAAAAGGATTTAATAACTTAGCTAGGCGAGGCTTAGAAGAAAACGAGAATAAGCTAGAAGGCTTTTTAGCAAATGCTGACAGTGCTATTGATAAAGAAACTATTATTGAAGAACTGAAAAACTTTCAGAAAATTAAACAGCCATTTTCTAATTCGTCTCTAAACCCCGAGGGGTCTAGTAATATTGTTTCTAGAGTTGATGATGTAATTGATGATCTTTTAAAAAGCAAAGATGCTATTTCGGCAAAAGAAGCTAATCAAATCAAAAGATTTCTTTATAAAGACATTGGTGAAAGGCCGTTCATGCAGGGGATCATGGACAATGGAGCCTCAACAGGGATTGACAGAGCAAAAGCAAAAGGCCTGCGTAGAGCTATAGAAGAAGCCGCTCCAGAGGTGAGAGGAGTTAACAAAGAGCTAGGAGTCTACGGCAGACTTGGGAAAAGTACGGATAAACTACTGTCAAGAAGTGAAACAAAAAACTTGGTCAATCCCTTCGATGCAGTGTCAGCTACTGCTGGAGCATCAAGTGGTGGCCTAGGTGCATTAATAGGTTTCCTTGGCAGACCGATGCTTGAAAGCCCACTAGCTAAAAGTAGCATCGCGCAGCTCTTGAAGCTAGCTGGCAAAGCTGGAGGGGGAACTGCAAACGCTATATCTAAAGCAGCACAGTCTGCGCCGTTGTTAGCCCCCATGGCTGATGATGTAGAAGCTAGTCCAATTAAGCAGCTTTTAGACTTGCTGGGATATGGGGCAAATAATAATCAGCTAACACAGTAAGATACAATGAACACAAACGATAAAATAAATGGGATACCCTACAGTAACAGCGAAGTGATGCTCCATATAAGAGTCTTGACCCAGCGCGTAGACAAACACTCCGAAGCGCAAAAAGAAGGGTTTGAGAGACTTTATAATAAAATTGATAACTTTGCAGACAAACAAGCAAAAGACAAAGAAGCGCTAAGCAAAATGATCAATGATGTAAAATACGCATCGTTAAAAGATAGCGAAGCATTGAAAGTCAAACTCGCAGTTATTACTGGCGCAATCGGTATAGCAGCAGGCGGGGCGGGTAGTGTGCTTGGTAGCTTAGTAAAAAAAATGGTGGAATAATGGGATTATTACAAAAACAACAGTTATTTAGCAAACTACTCGTTCAATTAATCGAGCATGCTTACAAATCGGGCTATAGCATCACGATGGGTGAGGCCTGGAGACCCCAGTCGACTGCAAGCTACTACGCATCAGTTGGCAAAGGTATCAAGAATAGCTTGCATACTCAACGCCTAGCGATTGACCTTAATTTGTTTAAAGGTGACAAGTATTTGACAAAATCTAATGACTACAAGCCCCTGGGGGAATTCTGGGAGTCTCTTAGCGGGGAAAACTACCAATGCTGCTGGGGTGGACGTTTTGGCGACGGCAATCACTTTTCAATCGAACATGGAGGCAGAAAATGACAAAATCAGGAATAAAAACAACAGAATTTTGGTTAACATTATTGCCAATAGTTGGGACTTGGGCTATGGCTATAAAAGATCTAGTCCCTGCAGAATACGCAACAATTATGACAGCAATTGCGAGCTCAGCTTATGCAATTAGCCGAGGACTAGCTAAAAAAGAAGCTAAGAATTAAGCAGAAATTTTCATACACACTAATCTCCCTAAAGCCCCGTCATATCGTACATATGCGGGGTTTTTCTTGCCTAATAATTACCTAATATTGCATTAAAATAATAAAAAATATTGCTAATTTTATAAAAAAACCTAAAATATACAAAACAAACAAAAGGCAGTAATAACAAGACTTTTTAGAGTTTGTTGATTTTGTTGCAGATTATTTTGCTTTATAAAAGTAATTCGTAATCAATAGGCCAGCGGTTCGATTCCGCTTCTCGGCTCTTTAAAATCAATTACTTAGACGTTAATTTCATTCTGTTTATAATTTTACCTAATGATCACCTAACTATGGCTAGTATTACAAGGCAGAAAAAAGACGGTGTTTATTACCTGATTGATTATATTAAAGGTAAGCAAAAATGGATTCGTCTAGGCAAGATCACTAAGTCAGAAGCAAGAAAAGTACTGAGTCGTTATGAGCAAGATAAGACTTATTTACGTCTTGATATAGAGTTGCCGCCGTCAGAAATTTCACTTTTTGAGCTGACTGTAGACTATCTAGACTCGTTGCTCGGCTATCACGCGGAAAGCACAATAAAAATAAATCGTCTGCTAATTAATTCTTTTCTTAAGCTAGACTCTTCTCATGAAGCGGTAGGGTTTATGTTTGTTGGTGTTGCAAAGAAATACAAGCAAGTCGGTGATTTTATGATTAATATGATCGATTCAAATATAGTTTTAAAATACTGTTATCTAAAGAACTATAAGCCGAACACGATTAGACTGCTATCTGCCTTTTTAAAGAAAATGTATGACTACGCTATCGAAAAAAAGTATATTTCAATTAATCCTTTTGAAAACTTCAAAAGACCAAAAGTTGAGGAGCTACCGCCGAAATATGTTGACCCTGATTTATTAAGTCGTACAATTGACGCGATGACTGGACATATCAAGCTTTACTTCATGATTCTATACTACACCGGCATGCGCCCAAGCGAGGCTCTGCGGCTAAAAGTAGAAGACATTGTAGATAATCACTTTGTTATTAAAAAGTCTAAAACTAAGCGTTTTAGGACAGTCCCTGTAAATGAGAATCTAAAACTAAATCTAGCAGAGCATATTAAAGACAAGGCTAACGATGATTACTTGTTTCCTGGGAAAATAGAAGGTCATCAGAAAGAAATGAAAAACGGGCTTAGCCGAGCGCTAAAACGTGCTGGTATCAAAGAAAAAATTAGTCCTTATAGTTTTAGGCATACCTTTGCGACGTATGTCTTGAAGAATACCGCGGATCTACGCGCTGTGCAGACCTTGCTGGGGCATAGTAATAGTAAGATGACAGAGCGCTATGCGCACTCGTTACCGCAGACTTTAATCGATGCGGTGCATCGCATGCCTGATTATAAACAGAAATCTGATTAGTCAAACAAGCATAAACTTATTCTAAGTGTTTTAACTCGTATTGCAAGTATCTGAAAAATATGGTTTATCTGTGCGCTGGGTGAGGATCAACAATAACCAATTGCAGGGGGTGCTATGTTGATCTTTAATAGGCTAAAGAGACTCATTGACATTAAAATAATTGTAACCGGAAGGTTACTTGTTATAAACATTCTGATTATGAAATGGAAATTTTTTATCAGTGCTGGATGGTGATGATTCTATTCGGGGCAGTTCTATGATTGAAGCTCTTTAAAGAGGCAATGATTGTTTCTTTGAAGAGTTTTTTTTAACTGGGTAGTATATTGGGGCTTGGGCTGGTACAAATTGAATAGATTGTCTAGATTGAATTTCTTGAAGTATTTTTTTAATTTGCTTTTTTTCTTTAAATCCCCAGATCGTTAGCGCAAAACCCATCCCAAATAACAGCATGACAATCATTAGCATTATTATGTCAGTGATATCGCTAGGTTTCTGATTGATGAAATTAACGATTGTTCTGACCTCACCCAGGATATATCCAAAGCATGAAAATCCAAGTATTAATGGGGTGTTAGATGTCTGCATAATTTAAATTCAAGAAGGCCTAGATAATGTACATTCTAATTTAACGTAGAAGGTTAAAATTCGAAGCATATAAACTTAGTTGTTCTAATCCTCCCTCTCTCACTGGAGAAGGCGTTTGATTAGCTGTGTTCAGCAAACCAGCATCTTTCATTTTGTTTACAAATTGCATGCACCTATCCAGCTGTGCGCTGTGTTTCTGATTTCTTTTTCTATTAACGGCCTCTTCTAAGCGTTCAGTAATTTTTTTCATACTTCCACTCCTTCAACTGTTTTTTCCTTATCGTGCATATAGTAAGCATACCTTTTTTGCTCGATAAAGTCAGTAAGAATATCATTTTTCACTAAGAGTAGGCATCATTAAAAACCTATTGACCATGGTCCATGATTGGTGGCCACAATACTCACATTTTAGCTGAGTACATTTTGCTTCTAACCACTTTCGGACTTTTTCTTTTTGATCATTTGTCATTGGGAGGGGTGCTTGAAGGGGTTTTGTTTGAAAGAGTTTCCTTTATCTCCTTATCAGAAAACCCTAATCTTTTTAAAAGTTCTTCGTCACTTAGTTGTTTTAGATCTTCACTTTGCTCTACCCCAGGCATTGAATTTTGAATCCTAGAAGTCCCATATTCTTTTTTAAGAAGATCTAAAATCTTAACAGCATCAGGTTCGTTCGGATTCTGACGTGCCCAATTTAATGCCTCTTTATCTTCTGCAGTCATCTGCTGGCTATTAGTGCTAAGTTTTTCTCTTTGGAACTTGAGTCTTCGAATCCAGTCTATATTTAATTTGTATTTCTTATTAAGAGTTTCTGCAACAGCTTCAATATCAACTGCATTGTTAAAAGAATCAGTATCTGAACACTTTATGATAGAGCTGACAGAACGTCTGGGAAAATCACTGAATTGATAGTCAGAAACTAGATATAGATATGCTGCTTCATTGATGTGACACAATTCAAATGCACGGAGCAAAGCAAAGTCAATTAGCTTTTCATTACTGGCCCATACCGATCCCTGAACTGAAACAATGTATGTATCGGAAGATAGCTGAGTATCAGAATAGCCACCTCTCCACCCTATTTTTTGGTAAGGCAATGGGAAAACACTAAGGCCTAATAATACAATCAGTAATGAGTTAATTAGCCACATTTTAGGCCCTCCACTTTCGATTACTTCTTCGTAATGACTGTTATCATGATCATATTGAGTCATGCTTCTTAGTCTTTTCCTTTAGCCTCTTCACAAACACCTCCCAATTATTTCCTTGCAATGGTTTCAATCATATTAAGGAACGCTTTTTGTTCTTTCTTCTCGATATTTCGAAAACCTTCAAGCATTTTTTTTTCAATCGGAGTTAATGGTAGCAGCTCGTTGCCTGGCATGATGGCATTCTCTAGAGCCTTCTTTTCCGTATTTGAAGTATAGACTTCTCCGAAGAGTAAATAAGATAGTGGGACTCCAAGGGCGTTAGATAAGGCCATGTATGTGTCTAGCCCAACATTTTTAATCGAAGAGTTTTCTATTCTCCAGGTGTACTGGTAACTTAATTTAGCTTTCTTTGCTAAATTTTCAATGCTTACGCCCTTCATGGTGCGAAGCTGTTTTACTCTTTCCCCTATTTCCTTTTTATTCACAATCACTTCTTACCTATTAACTATAGTTAATAGAATCAGTTTATTATTATGTGTTTTTTAGTTGACATCATCTATGGTGTATGTTTTATTGTACATACAAAGAGGGAATCATGAAAGTTAATACGCAGCAAGTTGAACACATATGTACCGAGTGCAAGAAGAACAGAGTTATTGAGTATCCTAATAATGTTTCTGCATTGAGAGAGAGAGCAGGTTTCAAAAGAGGGGACGCTGCTAATCGTCTTGGTATCAGTCGAAGTTATTACAGTTTAATTGAGAATGGCAAAAAAGACCTCTCCAGAGTCAGCGCGGGCTTACTATTCCGCATGGCGGAGTTGTTCGGAGTAAGTCCTAAGGATTTAGTCGATGGAGATATTGCGGCTTAGTTTTTTAATCAGCAGCTGATTCAGAATGTTTGTAAGGCGTGTTTAGGAATGGGTTCCCGATATATTCTAGCTTGCATGCATAACAGAACCAGCGGCGGTCAGATTTGGGCTGCATTGGGATTGTGCTGAGTTTAGTGCCGTAACAATTAGGACATAAGGGCATGTCATGACTGGAATTGTTTTTATAATCAGCAAACCAAAGAAGGCGATTTTTGTAGATAAACCCCTTGTGATTAGCAGTTTTGACTAGACGATTAAATTGCCTGAGTTTTCTGAAGATACTTAAAACCATGAAGAGCAAGATAGCAATGACAAGCAAGAATATCAATTCTTTAAGTGAAAAAGTATCAAGGGCTTTTGAGCTGATTTTATAGACCCTTGTTTGATTGCCTTTTGGCTATTTTGGGATGGTAAACTTCAAAATTGCAGTTTGGACAGAAGAATCGACTGCTTGGTTTTGGAGCTAGGGGCATAAAGAGCTTTTGATCAGTAGAAACTAAGCACTTAGGGCAAAGAGGTAAATTTTTATAATGTTGATCTCCAATGAAAAAGTAGACACCGCAAAAGAACTCAAACTTAGAGCTATCAGGGACATGAACGGAAGTCTCGAAGAGCTGATGAAAGCGATTGGACAGTTGAGTGATTCTGTCGAGAAGAGCATCCTCGTTTTTTATAATTCTCTCGCACTCTTTGAGAGTAGTTTCACCACGGCTTGCGATATTGCGGACTCGTTTAATGAAAGCAAAGAAGGCGATGATAAGAGCAAGGATGTTGATCCCAGTGATTCAAAGAAGCTCGATCCAGTTTGAGGCTAAGTAATTAATTACGGAGTCCATTCTACAAATCCTTCGTCAGGAATTTTTTGATGATTTGTTTTTTGTAGGTGGTTTTTTAAGGCCTAAGAGAAGGTAATTAGCAATAATATCTTCCTGCTTTTTTAGAGGAAGATCAAAAAAGCTTTCCAGAGATACTTCAAGCACTTTGCTTAACTTAAGACCTGGATACTTTGTTAGAAGCGTTTTTGTTTTGCTCATTAAATTTTCGTCAACGCGAGCTGTAAGATGAACTTTTGGCATAACAGTAAAAATATTAATTGACACTTTGTGTATAATTGTGTCACAATCAATCACAGATAAAGAGGTGAAGTAATGAGCAGGGAAGACAAAGTGCATGTCACAGTAAGGATGCCAAAGAATTTGTACAGCGACATGCAAGAGGTCGCCGACGAGATGGGCATTTCACGGACATCCTTTATCAATACTTCGATTTATCGAACACTTAATACAAAGCTAGTGTCACAGGTTATCACTAAAATCAAGAAAGAAAAATCACGCAGGAGGGACAGTCATGAGTGAAATTGCATCGCTTAATTATACGCTAGAACAAGCGGCACAGCGCTTCGGTGTTTGCTATCATACTTTTCGAGAATACATCATTAATGAAGTCTTTGACGTGAAGCCACCAATGCTGCTGCTTAGAAATGGGAAGACTAAGGTTACTAGGTTTTTTCCGATCAGGGCTTTTGACCAATGGTGTGAGCAACTGCACTGTGTTTCTGACAAAAAGAATGTGACGAAGCTGGATGCGAGACGGGCCTTGAATATGCCTAGAAAAAGTAAAAAAAAGGCCAGTCAGTATTAGGCAGGCCTGACTGGCACAAAGAGGGATTTGAACAGGTCCGCAATATGGATAAAATATTATCCAAAGTCAAGTTAAATATTTCAATATATTAAGTTTTTTTGGGGATTAGATGAACAGGCAAACAATACAATATTATGCGTTTGTAAAAGTTTTTGACAGTGATTTTTATGATGATCTCATTAGTCTTGCTAATAACATCTTGGATGGTGAGTTTCGTTTTTACAAAAAAACGCAAGACGACGCAGAGATTCTTAGAGATGGGTTTAACGGCTTGATTATTGATGAAGCTAGAGAGTTTTTTACTAAGGACTTTATTAATAAAGTTGATGAGTTGTGCATGTGTCAGTTTGTTTTAGATGAAGCTCAATATGGGGCGCTCTATGACAATAACGATGCTGCGATGCTTAAGAATTTCGAGGATTTGTACAGTCTAAAACACGCTGCTAGTCAAGCGGCTTAAAACAAGGAGGGCGAAAATGAACGGTCTATATTTCTATGTGCGCATCAAGGGAAAAGAAAAACATATCTATCCGTCGGCATTTGTCGGGGATGTGATCAGTTTGCAAAAAAGGCCAAGGTTTCGGTTTTGGAAATGGTTAAAGCGAGCTGCTTAAGTTCGACACTAATAAAAAAAGGTGTCGTCACGGCAATGTCGACACCTTCTATCTTAAGACTAAAAAATAAGGAGATGAACATGTACAGCATTAACGAGGGGGATGTCAAGGGTAAAGCGATGGAATCAATTAAACGAGCCGAGTTGATTGATGAGTTTTATCACCGAGTTCGGGTCTTGAATCAGTACGACAAAACAATTCAGGACATGCTTTATGACCGAGAGAATCACGTCAGCGGCATGAAGAAAATAGTAAGTGATCTAGAGAGGGGCATCAATGGAAACAACTAATCAGAATTATAAAAAAGAAGATATTGAAGCGCAAGGACAAGGTGCTGAGATTATCCCGATGCATCAATTACAAACTGCTGTCGATGCACTAGAGATTATTAACACGCGCAATAAGATATTTGATCAAGTGATGGAAATCGCGATTAAGAGCACATCAAGCGGCGATTGGACAGACCAAGGCGGCAAGCCGTATTTGCAGGCATCAGGAGCGGAAAAAGTCGCACGGCGATTCGGTGTACGAATCTTTGATGTTGTGATTGAACGTGAAGATTTTGCAGACGATGACAACGGTAAATACTGCATCTACACAACAATCGGCAAGGCCCAGTTGGGCAATTCGTCTTATGATGTGATCGAAGCGATCGGGACTTGCTCTAGTCGTGATAAATTCTTTGGTCGTGCTGGTGGCAAGAACAAAGCTCTAAAAGATGTTGATCTGACTAATATCAAGAAGAAGTCTTACAGTAACTTCATTGGCAATGCGATCAAAAGACTCTTGGGTATTCGTGATCTCAGCTGGGATGACTTGGCTAAGTACGGTGTGACTAGCGACGGCAAGTCTAAAGTTGTCTATGCTAATAAGAGTAATGCGGCAATGAGTAGCAAAAGCTATCGCAATAATGAATCAAATGCGAAGAAACCTTATTGGATTAGCGAGTATAATAATCAGACTTATCTATGGGCTCTCGCTGATGAGTTTACTTATGATTTCTTGGCTGGCTTAGGCTTTAAGTCGTCTAGTAAAGATCCCAAGAAAATC